TTGATTATCAAAATCAGTTGAGGGACAAGACATACTATAATAATAGTATAAATAAATTTTAAAAATAACTAAATAAAATTATACCTGGAAATCTCTTCTACGTTCTGCGAGACGCTGTCTAATATTCTCAATGTTCTTTCCTTTCTTTTCAGCCATAAATTTTGCTTCTTCCTCAGCAATCTTTGAATTACCCATAACAATGAAAGCGTAAATAAGTCCTGGAAAGTAAAAGACGCAAGTCAAAAGGGCGCAGATCATTACGTATTTAAATCCATTTATTCCTCTAGACATATAAACACCGAATGGTGGTAATAAGATGGTAATAATTGTTCTTGGAACCCACAAAGACATACAAATTCCATTTTCCTTATGTTTATTATTAATTAATCCAAAGAACATATCACCTTTTACCTTTCCTAAAAATATATTACCGATAATCTCAAAGACAATCATAAATATATCTTTTAACAAGTTCACAATCATTTTTATAACTATAATAATTGCTTCTAATACAATAGCAATAAACTTAGCAATAGGTCCAGCATCCATAGATGCGAACAAACCATCTCTAGCGGCATCGTTAATCAAACCATACTTTACGCTTTTATCCTTGAAAAAGAAAGATTGATCGCGCTTTACCTCACCTGAACCTTTACATCTCTTACCTATCATTTGTGAATCATCATTATAAATAGGTAGACATTCACCTGATTCACAATCCTTATTTGTAGCACAGTTTCTACCATACTCGGATTCTGTCCCTACACAAAATCTGCCTTTTGGGTTACCTGTCTGATCATACATAGTTTCGCAGACATTTGTGGGACAATCTGAATCTATTTTACATGGATCACCATAAACTACTTCTCCCATATTCTATAATATAAATATAAAATAATTAACAAATAATATGCATTAAAGCGTAAAGAAATCCTGGAAAATAGTATAATTTTACGGTGAGAAAAGCACACACAATTATATGAAACCAACTATTTATACCTAGGTGAAGAAATAATCCAAGAGGAGGACAGAGCATTGTCAAAAGTATTCTAAGGGTTGTTGGTTTAATACATCTTTTTCCACCAGTATTTTGGTCACCAGGGAGAACATTACCATTTTCATCTCTCTTTCTTCTGAATCCAAAAATACCTTCTCCAGCATTATCACATGGATTAGTTGGACCGAAACTAGGTGGTGTTAGAATATCTACTATTCCAGTTACTAATGTCTTAATTCCTATAAAAACACCTGATATAATTTCCTGAAGAATAAACTCTGGGTTAAAGAAATTAGGAGCGTTCGCAATCATACTAACAAGCCACATGACAATATCAAATAATAGTTCAACCAATCCTATACAAACTTCAGCGATACTTATTATACCTGAAATTAATGAGTCAAACATCTTCTACTATAATCCATTATTTTTTTTTCTATAATTATTTTATAGAAATGCCATATAAGAAACGTAGATTTTCAAGTAAAAAGGGAGAAAATACCAGAAAACAAAATAGGAAAAGTAAAAAGAAAGGAGGTGCTAAAGTTAATGACGAAGAACAAGTATATTACTTTCCAATTGAGTTAGGACAAATGAAAATAGGTTTTGATCAAACACGTAGAGATGATAAATTCGATTATGAATATAATTTTACTGGGCCACGAGAAAATAACCAAGACGAATTTAAAACGGTAGTTGGCAATAGAACAAGTAATAAAAAAACTGGAAGTGAAATTGTAAATGAAAGTGAAAACATATCGCTAGATCCAGAATTAAACCAAGGTTCAGGTATAACATCTTTAAAGGATTATATTGAAGCAAAACATAAAGATCTTAAAAATAAAAGTAAGCAATTAGAATGCGACAATGATTTCCATAAGGCATTTTATAAAGCATTCAAAAAATTACAAAAACAATATGAAAAAAAACCAAAAATAGAAGTAGCAGACCTTTTTAGTGATTATAAATTTACTGGTAATAAAAGAAAACATATCAATGAACTTAGAAGACTTTTATGTAACGAGAAAAAAAATTCAAAAAGGTTACAAGTGGAAATTAATAAACTGGTATTCAATAATTTAAAATATCTATATGAAAAAATTAAAGGTAAACAAAAAACCGTTGTTATTGGTGGGGATCATTCAATAGCGATTCCGTGTGTCGCTAATTCAATTAATCAAACTGATAATGATATAAAACTTATATATTTTGACGCTCATCCAGATATTAACTCAATGAAAGGATCGTTAACTAAAAATATTCATGGTATGCCGGTTGCGTATTTAACTGGAATTTCTAAATATAGAAAGTGTGACTATATAAACAAAAAATTAAAATATGAAAATATCATGTATATTGGAATTAGAGATATAGACGACGAAGAAGCAAAAACTATAAAAACTACTGATATTAAGGTTATAGGCGTCGATAAACGTGCCTATTCTGGTGAAGACCTTGAACTTGAAGTAGTCAAGGAAAAATTAAAGGGAAATATAAAATATGTAAATGAAGCGAATAAAGATGATATAATAAGTAAAATTATAGGGTTTATCGGCGATGCTAAATTTCATATATCATTTGATGTAGACTGTCTAGACCCCGAGCAATTATTTCCTATACCATGCACAGGCACTGTAGTGAAAAATGGTCTAGAATTTGATCGAACTAAGGAAATATTCGATGCTTTATTAGACTTACCTAATTTATTAAATATTGATATCAGTGAGTTGAATTTAGGGTTATGTAACGAAAAATACTATAATTCTTCACTAAAAAATTTCATGTATTTTTTTGACAAATTATTTTCTAAAATAGCTAAAAATGAGTTTACTGCTACTGATACTGCTAATTAACAGAGCATATGCATTATAGCGTATATCAAACCTGGGAAATAGTATAATTTTACAGTCAAGAAAGCGCACACAAGTATGTGGAACCACGATTGAATTCCCAAATGAAGGAATAATCCTAGTGGTGGACACAGCATCGTAATTAAAAGAATAAACGTTGCTGGTTGCATACACACGCGCTTATCCTTACTTGCTTTTTCAATTTCTTCTGCGGCATTTAGTTTGCCATCACTATTTCTACTTCTACGATAACCAAATATACCTTCTCCAGCATCTTTACATTTATTATACGCAAATTGGGGACCACTAGTAAATATATCTGCGACACCGACTATAACAACCTTAATACCAAGGAAAATTCCAGTAATAATATCATTCAATAACTGAACCGGATTAAATATAGTGACTGCTGCTGGAATAATCTCAGCGAACATCTTAACAAATAACACTACTAAATTTGCTAATCCTACAAATATATCAGCGACTCCTACTACGGCTTCAATTAAACCACCGAGACCCATTTTAAACTAATCTAATATAATAAAACATTTATTTATTAACAAATCATATGCATAATGGCATAAATTAATCCTGGGAAGTAATATAGTTTTACTGTCAAGAAAGCGCACACTAAAATATGGAACCAACTTTTAATACCTAAGTGAATGAATAGTGCGAGAGGTGGGCACAGAATCATTATAGTTAAGTTTATAATTGTAGGTTCAACACATACACGTCCCTTAGCATTATCATCTGCTCCAGGTTTAAGTTTTCCACTTTCATCGCGGTTTCTACGGAAACCGAAAATACCCTCGCCGGCATCTTTACATTTGTTGTATTTAAAGTTAGGTCCACTAGTAAAGATATCAGCGACAGATTTAATTATTAATTGAATACCTAAAAATGTTCCCGCAATAATATCGTTTAATACAGCGACTGGGTCGAATATTTGAATTGCCGCCATAAGAATTTCTGGTATAGCGGTAGCAAGAGCAATTACTAATTCAAGAATTTTTAAAACTGCCTCAACAATTACCTTTAATGGTTCGGCAATTGGAAAAAGGATTAAATCAACGATTTCTAACACCATTTCCATCTTTGACCTATCTTAATATAAAGAGAGGAATTATTATTAAGAAATTAAGATAATACTATCGGTTTAATATTTTGATTATCTGGAATATAAATAGTTTCCTCATGCTGAGACACTACGCAATTTTCAATATCAATTACGGGTGGGTATTTGCTAATTATACCTAAACTAAAAAAGTAATCTAGTGTCTCATTTATTGAATCAATATCTAAATTTATCCACTTAGTAATGAATCTTTGGCAGAAAGCTAAAGTTCCAAAGTGTTCAACAATTATGTTTCTAATACTATTATATTCGGTATTATGAATTTTCATTTTTGTTAACTTCGGTAATTTACCTTTGCTCACCATAAAATGTGTATTGTTACTTGGTTCCATTTCCGGAAATTGGTTTATACCATTACTTACAAAAAATTCAATTGCGTATAATGAATCGCCTTTGATTCTATAAAAATCGTTGTTATTTACGATACAGTTTGGATAAATTAATTGCGTTTCGTCAGCGTGAATCTGGTAATTACCTATTTGATGTCCCGCTAGATTACTTATAGCGATATAATTAGTATCATTACTGTTATTAAAACTGTTTAATGCTTCCTCGGCAACTTTTTGAATATCAATTATTTTTTTATCTGCGGTTATCGTTTCAATTACCTTTTGAACCATATATTTAGACGCTAATACTAGTTTATCATAATCATTGTTTCTTGTATATGAAAAGGCATTATCAATTATTACTCCGTCCCTTTGAATACCAAAGTCTATTTTAATTAAATCAGTTTCTAAATTAAAAATTCTATTATCGGAATCACTTATACAAGTGTCGTGGGCACAAACATTATTTACTGAAACACCTACGGGAAAGGCAACTGGATTATAATTATTATTTGTGTTTAAATAATCAGTATTGTTAATGGTATTTTCTATATACTTTACTATTGAAATAATGGAAATAACGCTTTCTACATAATTATCTAAATATGTTTTTACTTGCGACTTTATTCTCTGACATATTTCACCAAGTTTAATAGCGTTATCTAACTCCATTAATTTTATTTTTATAATTAATTTTTTAATTTATTTATTACTTAAATACAAATACTTATAAATAAATATTTACAATATGGGAGGTGCCAATATTGAATTAGCGGCTATCGGTAAAAACGATAATGTTATTATGGGGAATCCCCAGATCACATTTTTTAAATCAGTCTACAAGAGACATACGAATTTCTCAATAGAGTCAAGAGAAATTATAAACTCTGATAGTATAAATTTTGGTAGTGTAGATGCCGAATTCACAATTAAAAATGTTCATCATTTACTAACAAAAGTATACGCTGAAGTTATAGTAAGTGGAACTAGTGATACCTTAGGAAAATACACTGTTAACAATTTCGGTAATTCATTAATCAAAGAAGCGTCATTTATTATGGGTGGTAAGAACATTGAAACACTTTATTCGCAATGGTTACAAATATATCATGAACTTGTCAGTCCAAGCACACAACATACTCCCGATTACTATCACACAAGTAGATCCGATAACACTGGAGGAGGTAAAAATATGGACTACGATTTTGTTACTTTAGCGAAAAGTAATACAGAAGTAAGAACTCCACTTATACTACAGAACAGAATAAATGGTAATACTCCACTTGTCTTTGGCGCAGGTAATCACGATGGGGATACAAGTATAGACACAAAATACTATAAACGCTTTTATGTCCCTATTCCCTTCTTTTTTACAAAAAATATAGGATTGGCGTTACCACTTTGCGCATTATCTAGTGAAGAATTAAAAATAAAATTAACATTGGAAGCTAAGGAAAACTTAATTGGTAATGTAAATACTTTAACTCTAGAATCATTTAAAATTTTTGGGGATTTTGTCCTACTTGAGAATGCCGAAAGACAAAAGTTTCAACAGAGTGCCTTGACTTATCTTATTGAAACTGTTCACCGTTTAGACTTTCTTACACCTAATACAGAAAAAAATGATAATGAATTATCAGAAAAACCATTTGAAATTGATAGTATAAAACTATCTGTAAAATATATTTGCTGGGTAGTAATTAATTCCGGCACATTAAAAGGACAAGGACCCTGTAATTTTGCTTCTTTATGTGATAGTAATGAAAATGGTAATGATGGATATTACGGTAAAGGTAGTATCTCATTGAATAATGAAATTAAACAGGAAGCGCGTAGCATGTCATACTATACTAGATACCTTCCACAGTTATACTGTAAAAACAAGGTTCCTGAAATGGATAGAATAGGTATTTACTCATTTGCCGTTGATCCTTTTAATTATCAACCATCGGGAACTTGTAATTTTAACCGATTATCCAATGTTGAGGTAAAGTTAACAATCGCTAACAATAACTTAACTACTGTTAAAAATAAACCTATTCACTTTTACGGTGTAAACTACAATATTCTTGCTATTAATGGAGGAATTAGTGGATTGACTTTTACTTAAAGTTACTTAAGCTTCGCTAACGTTACTTAAGGTTACTTAAAGTTTTATCAAGTATTT